ACTCACTTAATGCCAAAAGTTTATCAATTACAGGAACGGGAGGAAACGGGCATTTGCACATGAGGTTTCAAAGTTCAACACCGAGTGGAATAGGCAATCATACAACTATTTACGCTGATGCAACTGGTATTCCTTATTACAAAATAGATGGAGCAAGTCCAGTTCAGTTTCAAAGGCAAATCAGTTTAACAACTACTGGAAGTAGTGGGGCTGCTACTTTTAATGGCACTACATTAAATATTCCGCAATATTCTGGCGGCGGTGATAGCTCATGGGTTTCAACTGAAACAGGAGTTATGCCGTCTAATTACGTTGGCTATAAAGTAAACAGCACATTAACTTCTTTACCAAGTGGATGGGTTGATAATACACCCGATGCAACTGTAACTTTTAGCGGGAAGATGATTGTAAGCGGTGGGAATAAAAATTCAGTAGGTGTAGGTGGAACGAATGTTTATAGAAACAGATTAACAACGTCTTTTTACAATTACGACAAATTAAAATTTTCGACTACTCTAATACCGCAAGATAAAACAAGTACATCGTTTGGGTTTGCTATACATTTTGAAAGTAATAATGGTTCAATAGCAGGTCAATCAAACTTTGTTTTTGACATGAGTACAACTGCTGATAGTGGGCGAATTATTCTTTATAATCAGTTATCAACTGAACTTACACGTTCTGTAATGTCTTTAGCCTTTAACTCATTAGATACGCTTGACTTTTTTTTGATAAGAGATAATGCTTATGCGGAGGCAAGAGTTTATAATAGAAGAACGGGCAACTCTGTTGATTTAAGGCTACCTAATCAAAACGGTTTTGGTATTGGCGGCAAAATGGCTTTTGGCTTTTTAGGCGGTGAGCAGCATTACACTAAGTTTCAAGTTTATTCATGGAATAGAAAAAATCATGGTTATACTATTTTTGGCGATAGTCAAAGTGCTGGTACTGGCTCAACTTCTGAAAGTAAATCATTTACATACTTATTGTTAAGGGGTGATAAAACAAAGTTTAACAATATATCTTCCCCGTCATTAGGTATGCAAGATGCCTTAACTTCTCATTTACCTATTGCGATTGAATTAGAAAGCCCTGTAATATTCACATTAGGGTACAATAACAGAACAATAGATACAAACACATTCAGACAGTATGCAGATAGCTTATTACAGCCAATGCGTAGAGCAGGTGTAAGAATTGCTGCTATTGCAACAATGGTTACACAGGCATCAGGGTTAAATAACTTACCAAATACAACGCTTATTAATTTAGCAAATACTTACGGCATACCTATTGTTAGAATTGATACAGCAATAAAAATAAGGCATTTATCAAATGACGGGGTTCACTTATCTGATAGCGGTCAAATATTATTTGCAAGAGAAATAGAAAAAGTAATAGGTAGCGAAATTGCCGCATTGTTCACTAATGATACAAGTTCATTCGCAAAGCTGTATGATTTGCCCGTTGGTAATGAAAACATGGAACGTGTGGTAGTTGATAAAGAAGGTAACTTATTCAAACAGCCTGTAAAAAATTACAATATTATTGAGAATAAATACGATGTTTTAAATACTGATTTTTTAGTATCACAAAAAAATGCCACACTATACACAGATGGATTAGTAATGACTGATAGCGGTTTTGTTCAATCTAATGAAAGAGGCTTATATATTAGTTTTGCACCGATAAGAGAAGCGGTAAATTACGGGACTACATGGAAGTCAAATATACAAATCCATAATTCAATATTTGGTTCAACAAGGGCAAAAAACACCATATCGGGGAATAATAATATATTATTTCATACTTCTTATGGTAATTCAAGAGGCTCTATTACAGGTAATACAAACGTATTAATAAATACAGCCCCTGCAGATGCTTCAACTGTTTCAGGCTCAAAAAACATATCTATTAACGGTGCTATTGGTTTAACATCAGGCTCAAATAATATCGGTATTGGAGAAAATTCGTTATTAGGTATAACAACAGGAAGCAGAAATATTCATTTAATTATGAATAACGGCAACGGCAATGCAGGTGCTAACATTTCAAACTCCATGATATTTGGAGAATTTGCAACTGAATCAGACAATCAATGGCAAACAAATGATGTATCTTTTTCATCGGGCGGTTTATTCGCAGCAACTAATATATGGCTTGGCGGCAGGTCTGTAGGAGAAAGAGACTTGAGTTTCAATGTAGCTTCTGTAACCAATGTTTCAAATTACAAAGGGAATGATTTTGATTTCAATTTGTCAAGAGGCAGAGGAACGGGCAGAAGTGGTAATTTAAGGTTCTATTCTTACAATTCAACAACAAGTGGAACAACATTGCATTCGGTTAAAAATTTAGAATTAACCATTGCAAATGATTCTGTAACAGTTGATGCTCGGTTAAGGGTTAACGCAGCTACTTTTATCAACAAAGATTCACTGCCTATTACCACAGGTAAACTTTGGCATATAGTTGTTGATACACCTACCAATCAGTTAATGAGGCAGCAGGTAACAGCAGCACCAGCTACACGAATGGATACTACGTTTGCTGCAACTCAAATAGCTTACATAGACAGGTTTAACATATCAGACGCATCACGAACTGGTTTTATTGGGAACATTTCAACTTTTTCGGGTACTGGCTCTGGTCTTGCTTTTCAAACATTTACCCACAGCGAAGATGTGTTAAATTGGCTTGCTTTAAGTAGTGGCACTCAATCAGTAGCTGGTAATTCAAGAAGCTCAATAAAAAACTTAAATACTTTTATTGCAGCAGGCACAACCCCAACAATTATAGAATGGAGAGTTAATTTAAGTTCTTTAGGTAGTGCTTCAGATGCGGTTATTTGTAAAGTGGGGTTGTTCTTTCAAGCTGTAAATACTGATGAAACCAATGGGGCTTTTTTCTTATTCGATACCACAGGCACAAGTACAGGAAGTGCAGCCGTTGGAAGGTGGCAAACCGTTACTGCTTTATCATCTGTAAGAACATATACAACAACATCTGTTCCTGTAACAACAAACTGGACAAAATTAAAAATAAGAATTACATCTACAAGATATGAATTTTTTATAAACGATGTTTTGGTTTCTGTTCATACAACCAATTTACCTACACCCGAAGCACCAAATTTATTTATCAGAAAACAAACAGGCTCAACTGCTGTTCGATTATGGCCTGATTATTTCGCAATTTATAAAACACACGCAACCGTAAAATAATATGAAATATTTATTATCACTTTTATTAATTATCAGCTTATCGGCATCAGCGCAAAATAAAGTAATTCAGATACGTGATTATTTATACAGGTACGATTCAACACAGGTTTCAACAACGCCAAATGCAGTAAATGATACGAAATGGGTTGAATTAAAATTAGGCTCAACATTGCTGGCAAGTATTTATAATGATGGTCTTGTGTTGTGGAACTCAACCTTAGTAGCTGGAAATGTTAGCGATACACTTTCATCCACAGGAATTACAGGAATGTGCAGAATTACAGTACCAACAACAGTAAACACGCAAAGAGTTATTCAATACGGTGATTGGGCTATTATTTACTCAACCGCTACTTATACGGCTTTTTTTGCTGATAACTATTCAAGACTTCCGATAACAGTAAGAAGAAACAGCGACAATGTAGTAATGTGTACTATTTATAACGGATGGGCAGTTGAATGGAATGTTACACCGCAATGGTCGTGGGTGGGCAGAGTTGGAACAACACGAATCAAAAGAATCACGCTGCCTTGAAATTTATCATAATCATATTACTTTTTATCCCATTTGCGGTTAAGTCGCAAAAATTAAGTCCGTTCAAGTGGCTACCTGAAGATAAGTTGTATCACATCATGGCAGGTAGTGCAATAGGAACAGTAAGCGGCTTTGCAGCAAACAAACCTATCCTTTGGGCAACTATTAACGGTACTGTTTTAGGAGTAGGAAAAGAGGTATATGATTCAAAGTTCGATGTTAAAGATGCAGCAGCTACGATTGTAAGTTCAGTTGTTTGCGGTGTAATTGTTAAACTGATTAAAAAGAAAAAATGAGATTACTGATACTCGTATTATTTTTTGCTTCATCAGCTAATGCTCAACCGTTTATCCGTTTTGCGTTTTCTGTGCCTGTTAATCCTGTATCACATGGAACTGAAATTGGTGGCGGTTATAAATTAAGACTTTCAAAGCAAGTGCAACCCTTTGTTGAAATTTCAATGATAAACAGATGGGATAAATACAAAGAAAACTTATGGATTAAGCGTGGCGGTTTGTTGTTGTTTCAAACGGTATCTATTACAGCAGGGCAATCAACTATTGTAACCAAACCAATTAATGAACGCTGGGCAAAAGTTCACAGAGAATATTCGTGGATGTATGGTGTGGATGTTCACTTTTGGCAAGTAGATGAAACGAGTAAAATGTTTGTGGGGTTTGTAAATGCAGGGGGAAACAAATATTTATCATTCGGGTATAAAGGAAATTTTTATAAAGTAAGAAACAATGGAACAGTACCTAAGTATTGAAGACAGGCAAAAGTTTTGGGCAGCGATTGACCAAATGAATGAAGCCAATGAGAAAATAGACCGTATTTATGTTTTGTTGGCGGGCGATAAAGACTTGCATCAAACGGGGTTAATTGAACGATTGATGAAATTGGAAGTTGAAGTCAATGAGATGAACAAACAGATGGAAAAAGCTAAAGGATGGCTGGCAGGTGCTTTATTTGTTGGTTCTGTTGTAGGTAGTGGATTGACATTATTTATTAAATATTTAATCGGTAAAATATGAAGTTCACATTTTTAGAAAACGAAGGCGAGCAAAGCAGCAAGAGGCTGTTTTCATTTATTTTGGTTTGTTTGTTTACCATCGTGGTATTAACAAACTTATTCACAGGGAAGGCTTTAGTACCTGCCTTACAGGATGAACTCATGTATTTAATGATGTTCTTTTATGTAGGTGTTGCAGGTGAAAAAGCAATCAACCGATTAGGAACTAAAAAAACTCCCGATGGTAAAGAAAATTAATATAGACCCGAAATGGGTTATGTTATTGGTTTGGGCTTTGCTTGTGCTGCTTATCTGTTGGATAAGTTCTTGTACCACAGCAAAGAAAGTAAACAAGTTTGTTACTAAGAATCCTGTTTACACAGCGAATCTATGTGATAGCCTTTACCCTATCAAAACCTCAACTGATACCCAGTATATAACTGATTCAGGTTTATTACAAGAGTATGAAAGGGAGTTTGCTGTATTGTATGCCATGATTGATTCCATGACCTTAGACAGTGCGAAGATATTTTTTAGAACTATCGTAAAAGAAAGATTTGTTACTAAAGAAAGAATAATAACCATAACCAAAGAATCAACGGCTAAACTGGACAAGGCAAAGTTTGAGTGGAACGAAAAAGAGAAAGGCCATATTTTAGAAAAAGAAGAACTAAGGGCTAAAATAAACGCATTAGAGGCGCAAAAAGAAAAGTTAATAGAAGATAAGGACAAAGCCGTTAAAGCCCGTAAAACAGCAAATAATTGGGCTATGCGGTGGCTTATTGGGTTTTGGTTGTTAGTAGTTTGGATATTCCGTAAGCCGATTTGGAAATTCGTGTACAAGATTATTTCACCTATAAAATTTTAATTATGTTTTTAGCATTAACATTTGACTTTTGGTTGGCACTTATCCTTTGTATAGGATGTGCTTTTATTTGGTTGGGTTTTGCAATCGCTCAAAGTGCTGGCGGTTCTTATGTGTGGGAGAAAGGTGCAAGAGGCGAAAGAATCCGAAAAATTTATGATGGCAAGAAAATTCCTTTAGTAGAAACTTCCATGTTTAAAATGTTTTTACTGCACTTAGTTTTTGGAGGTATTATGTTTTATTTAATAGCTGCTGACTTTTGGGATGTTTGGTTTTGATTATTTATAACATCATAGCAAGTTTAACAGCCGCAGGGATTGAGGCATGGCGAATAGATGCAGCGCATGGCAAAGTAAAGAACATTAATAAGTGGGTTACTTACTTTATTGCCTTAGTCTTAATGATACCCTGCTTTTATAATGAAGGTGTGTTGAATTATGTATTTATTCGTGGCGTTGTTTACGAACCTGTTTTAAATATTTTACGGCACAAACATCCGTTGTATTATTCGTTGACAACTAACAGTAAGATAGATATTTTGATGAATAAATTTGGCATCAGGCCGCTACATAAGATTATTGTTTGTTTAATTCTTTCAATTATAACCGCATGATTACCCCAAAAGATTGTTTTAACAAGTACGGAGAACCCGCATCATCAAAGGCAAACGCTTCAATGATTTTATGGGATGTACCCGATGTTATCAATAAGAAGATACCAACTATTCCAAATAAGATTTACTGTAATAAAGATTTGGTAGCCCCATTAGAGGCTGCTTTTTGGAATCTTATTAACAGGGGCTTGTATTTGGATTTAGTAACATGGGATGGTTGTTTTAACATCCGCAAACAAAGAGGAAGTTTATTATCCATGAGTTTACATTCATGGGGTGTTGCAATAGATGTAAATGCAGCATGGAACGGTTTAGGTAAAACCCCACAGCTTACGCCTGCTTTTGTAAAGGCGTTTAAAGATGCTGGATTTGATTGGGGTGGAGACTGGAAGCGCAAAGACGGTATGCACTTTCAGTTAGCTAAGATTTAACCAAAAATACATACATGAATACACTTGGAAAAACTAATATCGTAAGAGATTACGTTGAACGCTTCCCTGAATTATCCAAACGTGCAATAGCCGTTAAAATTCACTCCGACAACCCACTGATATTTAAAGACGCTGAAGATGTAAGAAGTTTTGTAAGATACATTACAGGAAGTTTTGGAAAAGACAAAAGAGACTTAGCAACTCACAAGGGCTTTTGTATTCCGAAATCACAGGCAAAGAAAACAGCCCCTTATAATTTACCGCAGCAATACAATAACATTCTTTGGCTTAGTGATATTCACGCACCTAATCATCATCATGAGGCTTTAGAATTAGCGATTGAATACGGAAAGACTAATAAAATCAACTGTATTGTTTTAGGTGGTGATGTGATTGATAACTTCCCTTTTACAAGATTTGATAAGAAACCTGACAGAGGCGAAGCAAAGAAGATGTTTGAGATTACTCAACAGATTTTAATGCACATCCGTTTAAGTTTCCCTGAAGCTAAAGTAATTTGGTTGGAAGGTAATCATGATAGGTGGTATGAAAAATGGTTAGCTAAAAATGCTCCTATGGTTTGGGATGATAATTACTATTCTTTACAAAGCAGATTGAAACTGGATGAATTGGAAATTGAATATCTGACTGAAAAGCAAGTATTGAAGATTGACGGGTTACATTGTTTGCATGGTCATACGTTAATTAAAGGGGTTTTTAGTCCTGTAAATCCTGCAAGGGGAATATTTTTAAGAGCCAAAGCAAGTACCATTATAGGGCATTGCCATCAATCCAGTAAACACACGGAAAGCAATCTGAAAGGAAATATTATAAGCTGTTTTTCCACTGGATGCCTTTGTGAGTTGAACCCTGACTATGACCCGCACAATACAAAACATAATTTAGGGTTTGCACATATCACAAGAGCAAACGGAAATTTCCATGTGAGGAATTTAGAAATCTATAACAATCAAATACTATGAAAGTACCAAAGAAATTTGAGAAAATGAGTAACGAAGAAAAACGCAAATGGGTTGCGGATAGGCTAAAAATAGTTCGTGCAGAAGAAGAAGCATTAACCAAACTTTACCGCCTTTTAGTAAGGGATGAGAAATTTACACCACTTGAAGTGATGGGAGGTTTAGACTATGAAAAAGAAGCCGATTAAAGTTTTGTATTCTCATTTAGGGCAGTATAAAGCCGTTGGTTTGGCGTGGAAAGAAGATAGGGTAATTGCTATTGATAAGAGGTTAAAGGGAATACAAAAAATAGACACTACCCTTCATGAGTTGCTTCATGTAATGTTCCCCGAATTAACAGAATCACAAGTAACAAAATCAGCTTCTGAAATGGCAAAAGTTTTATGGGATTTAGGTGTTAGGTTCGTTGATAATGGTTAAAATGATTTATTTTCAAAATCTATTTTAGTAGCCTCCTGAAACCTTACTTCATCCTCTTTTAACCAAAGATATTTATCAGCAACGAATAAAATCTGAATCTGATAATCTACTCCATTTATACTAATTTCTGCCATTGCATTAGCAATATCGTGTTTCTTTTTATTGTTTTCAGCAGATTCGCAAAGTTGTTGTAATGTTTGGTTTACTGTTTTTTGGTCTATCATTTTTTTATTTTTTATTTATTAATACTTTGGGATTTAAAGTTCAGAAAAGTAGATATTTAGTGAACCATGAACGCCAACTCATTTTGAACATTAAAAAGGCAGCGTTTCTTTCTCCATCCGTACTAAATACCGTTGATTAAACACCTGTTTACGGCTGTACATCTTGCCTCTTATCTTGTAATAAATTTCTGCCCTGTCTTTTGGGATAAAACCTTGTGAGCATTGATTATCAGCCCAAACTTGTTTGCCATCTGTTTGAACCATTAGTAGTGTATTGTAATACAGAAACTTGCTCATAATCAATGTGTTTTTGTTTGCTTAGTAATAACAATATACGTGTTACCAGCAATGCCAGAACCGACACCGCTAAAACAACCGAAGTTGTGATTTAAAGTCATTAAAACGCTTTTCTTGTTTCTCATAATATTCTTTGTCTATTTCAAATCCTACAAAATCAAATTTCATTTCCCAACAAGCAACCCTACTGCTTCCACTTCCTAAATGGGTATCTAAAATCAAATCGCCATTTGTGGCATAGTTATTTAATATCCACTTATAAATGTATTTCGGCTTTTGGGTCGGGTGTATTCTTTTTTCACACTTGCTTTTATTCCCTTCACTTATTAAGCCATTAGCTTCTGAACCTTGCAACATTCCATTCCACATAAAATCAACCTTTCTAACTCCTTTATTAAATGATGTCCAAGCCAATTCACAATCTGAAAAATCACTGCATCCATTTACTTTATTCCAAACTATCCAACCGCTTGAATTTGCATTTGGTATTTTTTCTATAAAGTGGTTTGCTCCAAATATTATTTGATTTTTAGATACCCTAATTAACTCTTTAAAATATTCTTCATCAGGTGCTTTTTCATCCCAATTTTTTATGGAATAATCTGCAGTCTTTCTAAAAATAGTTGCTCCATTTCTTTTGTCAATTCCATTTCTTATAGTTCCATCAGTTCGGGTTGTTCTGCCTTTTGATTTTCTTCCATCTTCGCCAATCCCATAAGGAGGGTCAACTATTGCCAAATCAAAATGGTTATCTGCATAGCGTTTTAATGCCGTTGCACAATCTTCTAAATAAACCTCCGACAAAGGCACTGCTGGTAACACGTGCTTTACAAAAGCGGGGGTTTCCGTTTTCAAAGGAACATTCTCGTTAAATATATCATTCATCTTTATAATTAAATTTAGTGGTTAAAAGCCCTGCCTTCGCAAAGCCCCAAAACGTTAGCCGCCATGCGACATACCATTAATCAACTCACATATCTTTCTACCAAACTCGTCTTGCATTGCCTCTGCATCAGCTCCCAACTTTTGTATCCATCCCCAGCCACGTATTTCACATATCATCTTGCCATCTTGGTCAAGTATGAACCCGCTTCCCTCATCGAAATAACAGGGAAATTTCACCTTTGAAAGCACGGCGGCTAACAAGCCGTTTTGTGCTATGGAGGCTGACGAATTACTATTTGACATTTGAATGTATTTTAACTGTTAATCAATATTGAACTGTTGTGCTGCATTTGCCGCCACAGCACAAAGCGGGCTGAACGTTATGTGCAAGGCTCTGACTGTGCTAACTCAAAAAGTTCTGACATTATTTCGTCATAATCCATAGAATCAAATTCTTCATCTGAAATAAATTTGTTAAACTTTTTGTCTTTCATCCATTCAGGTTTTTCAAATGGGTAACCACTTAAACCAATAGACATATTAAATCTAATAAAACTACCACATACAGACATTTCATCAAATGTTGAGTTTTTAAGCCATTCATTTAGTCTTCTTTTTGCTTCTTGCTTAATCTTTTCTTTTCTTTTGGTATTCATTTGTTAAGTTTTAAATTCAGTGCTGATAAACCGCCTAGCACATAACAGCGGTTTGGCAAAAGCTGCCATTGAAATTTGTGCGAAAATTGAGCATCCGTTAGGCAGCCTTCGCCAAGCCACAAAACGTTGGCAGCAATTAGGAGTACCCTAAGATTTGCACCTTCCTTACTGTACCAACGGTGTCTCCGACTTCATTTGAGTGAAGTAAAAGACTTCCATCACCTGCCAACACTTCTGTTTCAAACCACTCTCTTTCTTCATCATCGGCATGAAGTATATAACCATCTTCAAGTTCTACTTCAATAGTTAATTTGACTTTCATAAAAGATAACTGCTGCCAACATTTGTATTGCTAAAAGCGGGGCAGACGTAACCGCTATCAACAATGGTTCGCAAATCAACTTTATCTATTAAGCTACTGGGCGGACGAACCGTGAATATCCCGCCTTCAGCAATACTTTTACGTTATGCGCAATTTGTTTTAATTTTTTTTTGCCCACCCTCTAATGATTTAATGATTAAATTTTTTATACTTTTCATCTAATATCATAGGGCTTGTTTTACGTTGTATTACTCTATGATGAAGTCTATTTTCTGTAAATCCCATCATCGCCACAAATACACTACTTGGTTGAAACATTACAGTTGTAAAACTTTTCACAAATGTTCCATATTTTAAATAGGCATCAGTCATACCGCCTTTTGTTTTTTGTGTTGCTTTCTGTTCAAGTCCTATAAATGGGATTGTTAAAAATAAATGCCCTTTTGCACTTAATGAAACATAAGTATTTACATCTTCATTTAATTGACCGACAAACCAAAATCTTCTATCCGTGCTACAAAAAAAACTATTCATACACTTTTTGCTATTATACAAATAATTCTTTAAAAGTCCGCATCCTTCACCGCCTATAAAATCGCCACCTTGCGCAAACGCTATTGATGTAAAATTACATTTTTCATAATAATTAAATGTTTTCAAAAATAATTCATCTAAATTTTGAACATAACCTTTTGTTATGTATTTATCTATGTACCTATACCTGAAAACTGTGTAATCATCATCTAAAACTAAAAAATACTTAAACCCAAGATTATAAGCTAAATCAAAACAGGCGTTTCTTGCGTGTGTAGTGGTTCTTCTATTGTCGAAATTATTGCCTTCATCTGTCAAATCAGCAATTTGTTTTTTATCAAAAACCAATATATTGTTGTATTTTTTTTTATACTGCTCAATAGTTTTATCTTCATCATCCAATACAATATAAAACGAACCTGTGTAATTATATTTTTTTAATGTATCAACTGTGTATAAATCGTTTGGTCTTCCGTGCGATATAACAAATACGCAAAAATCTTTATTCTCCATATTCAGTAAGGTATTGAGTTTTTATTTCTTCTGATAATTTTACAAATCCATATTGAATAGCCTTTTCAAAGTCTATAATTACTAATCCACTGCGTTCCATTAATTGTTGCATTTCGTGTGTAGCGTGAGCATAGTAATCAGCTATTTTTTCATAGTTAAAAACATTGTGCCTCCTTGCTGCATCCATTAAAAAGTTCTTTTCTTCAATAGGCAAATTAGACATATCAATTTCTCTTATTAATCTATGAGTTTTGCTTTTATCGCAAAGTTCCATTAAGTGTGGTTTTGCGTTTTTAGGCTCATAAATAGGTGCTTCAATCTTTGATGAATACTTTTGTTCATCTTGATTTGGTGCAAACTCTTGACCAAATAAATTTACTTGTTTCATATTTTTAATTCTTTATAATTTACCGTACTGCACATGACAAACAGTTTTGCAATATGTGGGCAGACGTGGTTAATTCATCTTTTGTAATCCTATTTGGCAGTAGTGCAAGTGTTGACCATTGGTATTCCAAAGCCCACACATCGCAAAGCTGCAAACGTTACTTCGCACACTCCCAAAACCAAACCGCTTCGCAAAACTCCATCCTATCATGTTCACAAAATATTTTTGATTCGTCCCACAGTTTTAATTTAGTTTCATAGGGTGCGGATTGAATAGGCTTTTCGTTTTTAATTACCTGATAACCTTTTGCCAGCATTTCTCTTATAACTCCTGAATTACCGATGCAGCGTTTAACGGCTTCAATACCTGCTTTACTTTCAATTTGATTCATCCAGCCTACTGCTGGGATGGTGAGCGATTCAATGAAGTTCATCGCTGCCATTTTTTTAACTCCACCCCTACAAAGGCTCTAAACTCTTTAACCCTGCTTTTTGGTACTCTTATAACTACGGGAGTAGTAGGCTCACCGTATTTTAACTTAGCTCCTGAACCTTTGCGGTGGCCTCCGTGTTTAGTTTTCATTTTCTAATGATTTTTTTACTCTGTCAATTATTTCTTGGGTAGTCCATCCGCTTAAGTTAAAATCAAATATGCTTGGAACTACATCAAGCAAATCACCTATAAAATAATAGTACCCTGATAAATCCCTAACTATTTGACCGTTAATATTCAGCTTCTTTAATTCTTTGTTTACTTTGGCGGGGGTTGTCATGTTGTTTTGCTTTTGTTACACAAATATACAAAACCTTACCAATACTGCAATACTTTTTCAAGATTTATTTTTGCAATTCTGTTGCAATTATTCCACTACTCTCATAAATTCAGGTTGCCAATTCATTACATTTAACTCACCTATTGAACCATGTCTGTTCTTTGCTACCTTAACCAATATTTTACCCTTTGTTGATATTTCACCGCCTTTTGTCATAATAGTTTCAATGTCGTAATATTCAGGCCGCATTAAAAATATTATCCTGTCTGCATCCTGTTCTATTTGCCCCGATTCTTTTAAGTCGCTCATTTGCGGCATCTTGTCGCTACGTTTTTCTACTTCCCTGCTAAGTTGAGCTAAAGCCACAAAACACACGTTAAATTCCTTTGCAATAGCCTTTAAACCCATCGAAACCTCTGAAACCCGCTCGTAAGCCTCTTTTCTGCCTGTTCCAGCCACTAACTGCAAATAGTCAAGGAAAACTACCTCCACATCATACTTAGCCTTAAACAGGCTTATTTTGGCTCTAATCGTATTTATATCAACTCTTGGCATATCGGATAAATAAATTGGGCTGTTTCCTATTTCTTCGTGTGCCAGTAAAATTTTATCTTGTTCCTGTGGTGATAAATTGTTTTGGGTAAGTTTAGCGTGTTCAATTCCTGTATAAACTGATTCCATACGTTCTAAAAGCTGCTCCCATGTCATTTCTAAAGAAAGGAAAGCAGATGGTACTTTGCGTTTTACGGCAAGATTGACAAGTAAATTAATTGCAAAAGCGGTTTTACCTTGACCTGGCCTACCTGCTAAAATCACTAAGTCAGTTTTCATAAACCCGCTCAAAGTCATATCTAAAGAAAAATAACCCGATGGTATGCCTCTCATTCCTTGTTTTCTTTCGCTTCTTTCGATAACTAATTTGGACAAAAGCTGTCCAATATGTAAATCCCTTTGTATCTCGTGGCTGATGCCGTATAATTCACCGTTATGTTCTGCAATCAATTCTTTAGCTGATGCGGTTTCATTGGCTGCATTTGACATTGTTTTTGAGCTTAAGCGTATCAACTCTCTTTTTACCCATTTGTCTTTAACCAAAGAAACATGGTAATCAAAGTGAATGTTGGAAATTACGTTCTTATCAAATTCAACCAGTTCAGCCATGTTAAACGGGTTGAGCTTCTTGGTTACTTCGTTAAAAACTGTAATTAAATCAACCCCTATACCCTTTTGGAAAAGTTCAACCATTGCTTCGTAAATAATACGGTGTTCATTACGGTAAAAATATTCAGGCTTTAACTCTTGAATAGCAAGTGGTAAAACATTAGGGGTTCTTAATACTGTTCCTATTACTGTTTTTTCGGCTTCTATTGAAAATGGGGGTGTCATTTGTAAATAAAGGTTTTTTGGGTTTTTAATTCTTGGGGGTCTTTTTTCTTCCAACGGGCAAAGTGTGTTTTGTAATCAATCGGTGTTTTGTAGTTAACTCCTTCGGTCATTAGTTTTTCATTGAATATTTCTAATTCAGGTTTTGAGGTTTTGTTTAGTCTTAACCATCTTTCATCTTTTAAGGCTATTTCTAAGCAATTTTCTAAAGAAATTTCACCTTCTTGTATTATTGTATTTATAGTATTATTTATATTTCTATTTTCATTTTCCATATGACCTGTCATATGTGAGGTCATATGACCACTTTTTGTGTATTGATTCTTACCTTCTTTATTTTTACGCCTTGATTCAGTATATGCAGCCCTCTTTTCTTTTTCCTCCTGAAGTCTTATGTTATAGTAAAAACCGTTTTCATCCTGTACAAACTTGTTTTTAAATGATTGCCAAAGATTTCCAACTACTTTTAAAATCATATCTTCGCTCATATGACCTCTATTAAACTGCATCATAAGAATTTCCATATAAGCCCCTTTTTCTTCAAAGCTCATACCTAAAGTGCCTCCAATGTAATCATTAGGGTAAAATAAAAGTGCAGGGTCTTTAGCCATTTTTTCTATGTCTTTTAGCCATTAAAATATTTTCATCAAGGTCGGATAATGGAAGAAAGCAAGAAAGATGGTAATAAAATCCATCAATTAAATAATGACCACGATAAGTTTCTGTGGGTGTGTACGTTTCCAGTTCCTTTAAACCGCAAACGCTGTTGATACATAAAACCTTCATAAAAAAGATTTGCCCCTAAGAGTAAAAGGCCGTTGCACAAGCCGATTACCCGTTGGGGCAGTAAATTAATAAGTGGTGCAACTCACTTTTTACAAATATAAATAATTTTCCATTAAGCACAAAAAATAATATCATCCATCATAAGTTCCCATGTAAACAGTTCACCCGTTGCACACGTTTCAATTCGTGGCGTGCGGCTAAACTTCTTTTTGTAGGGGATGTGAAATTTGTCCAAGTAACTCCTTACCGTTGTAACTTTTTTACCTAATGCTTGTGCAATTTGGATTGAAGTCATTTCTTTAGTGTTAAGCTGCCTGATTTTTTCTTTCATGTCGTTTGTATTTAACGTATTTCGCACCTTGTAAGGGTAGATTAACTGTTATTGATTTACAAGAGTATAAGTAATATCCAATCGTGGTGTGGTTGGTTCTTTTTTTTCCTATCAAAAGGGCTATATCACCCAGTACCAAATGTGGATATTTTACTTTAATTTCTCTACAAACATCGCATCTTGCAGAACTGATTTTTTCTTTACCTACCCTGTAACCCGTTTGCCTGAAAAAGTCTTTGTAAGTAGTTCCGTGTATTTCACAATACTTGTTAATCAACCCATTAACTTCTTCTTCTGATGGTCTTACTTTTGGCCTCCCAGTAATGTAGATGTGCTTTTGTTCAATACGTGCTTTTGTAATCCGTTCAATTAATTTGTCCAGTTTAGCCTCACCTTCTTTGGTTAGGTTGAGATTAAAAGTCCAAAACAGTTCTTTTTTAAATTCGTCTGCTGTCATAATGTGTAAATTGCGTATTGTTTATTTTTCTTTTTTACGATTTGGGTTTGAATGTTATGCCCTTGCCTTCTAAGTTGATGGATAAGGCCACCTAATCGAACGGTGTTGTACTTGGTAAATCCGTCAAGTGCTGATACTTTGCGACCTGCTTTGAGGTCGGTTAAGATTTTTTCAGTTGCTGATTTCATGTTTTGTATTTTTTAATGATAAATTCTAATTCTTCCCTGCTCCATTTTTTAACCCTTGTTTCAATAGCTTGCCGTTCCATTTGTTCCACCATTAGTTCACCGTACCGATTAACTAAGCCACGCCTGTAATAAATTAAGTTCCCGTGTTTGTAGCAATTACAGCCAACACATTGGCCGTTTACGTTCATTTCATCAAATCGAAGTGCAGAATGTGAACCTGCTGCAAAGTAGTGGCCAGCGTGGTTAATATCTGAACCACAACTTATGCAGCCTCTTTCTTTATCTCTTTCACGGATAAACCTGTTAAATACTTCCTGTGCTTTCTTGGTTAATTTAGGGAGCGTGGTTTTCTTCATAGATTAAAATGGAAGGTCAGTTGCTACTTTTGCAGCTTTGTTTTCTTTGTTGTAAGGCTCTGAAATTTTAAGACTAAGGAAAGTTCCGTTCTTGCCTTGTTTCTTCCATCCAGCTAAATCGTAGTCAGTACCGTTAAGATTAATTTTCCCTTTGTAATCGGGGGCTTTGTCGTTGCCTTTTTTGTCATTGGTGAACAGCGCACCAGTGTTTGTGTAGTCTGCCATGTTATTTGTTTAATTGATTAAAAATATACTGATTGCATAATTCAAGTTTGTTGTAAAGCTGGTCAATTTTTTCCTGTGAATATTGTACTTCAAAACGGATTACTCTTTCATTAATAGGTACTTGTTTAAATATCATATTGTTTCTTATTTCTTCTTGTATTTCTTCGGGAACTTCTAACATACCTAATTTCCAACTTAATCTTCTTATTTCATCTTCAATCATAGTATCTGGTGTATCTACAAGAACATGAATAACCTCTGCTTTGCGTAATCCTGTAAGTTCCATGTAACCCAATACTTGCCATTCATATTTAGGGTTAATTTTTTTGTTTTTTAAATGACTAAATAAATCCCATGAACTTTTTATGTCAATTATTTTATCTTCATGTATTATGTCAGGTTCGCCAGTCAGTACACCATTATCAAACCTTTCTTCGTTTTTTGAGTAGATAATATTATCTACTGATAAAAGCAACCCTATTGAATCCATTTCCATCAAAATCCCTTTCTCTAAATACTTAGATTCAATATTTTTTTTGATGCCGTACTTTTTAAAAATAATAATTTCATCTAAGTATGCTTTGCAGGTTTCACCTAATGGGTCGCTTTTATCCCTGCTGCCTGTCATAATATCGCCTAATCTTGAACATCTGTATCTCATTTTAACTGTGATTTACGGGTTGAAAATACTTTTAAAATGGATGTATCGTTACCGATTTCTGACTTATTTACTTCGTATAATTCAGATAACTCTTTAGCAGTTCCACAATTACTTACTAATTTCACCCATTTTGTAGTATCTGTATTATCTTCGTGTGTGTTGGTGCTGTCAGCATCTTTGGTATCATCAATTAAAAACAAACCGTTTAAAGCGTATTTACGGGCGTAACTGGAGGATGAACCGAAACACTGGGCTATATCCATTCCCTTTCTGTTTGGGTCAATACCTGCCTGTGCGTTTACTTTTACAATTTCATCTGCGGTGATTATAGTAGCTGTGGCCTCTACATAAACAATACTGCCAGCTTTTTTTATTTCATCTGAAATAGTAAGTGAGCAACCATGTTTTTTTAAAAGCGGTTTAAGAGCCTCTAAAATGTCTTCCTGTGAACGGTACTTGTACTTCCCGAAAGAATTGAACTGGTTTTTGGGAGCTTTCAGTTCGTTTTGAATTTCAATTAACTGTTTCATGTTATAAATTTTGATGTTTAAAAAAGGGGCGGCTGTTAGAAACCATTTTTAATAACCTTACTAACTGTTTTTAAATTTGATTAACCGCCCCTAATAATTTTAAAAGCCCTCTGCTGTTGACAATCTTTCGGTTAAAAAGTAGGCAAAGGGCTTACTATGCTACTTCATATAACCTCCTGTTTTTTTAAAGTAGTACCCGATAAGAATAAAGGGTACGTTAACTAAACCTAAACTACTGTATGAGAAAAATTTAATCTTTAAATAGGTTGTAACTCATTCCAATACCGTAGCTGATGAACTTAGGGGAATAAATACCAGTTACATAAAATGTTCCCCTGTCATAGTAAGCAAAATGCCATTGCCCACCCACCTGCCAAGTGTAGTAGTTTTGTTCTTTGTAGTCGGTTGACTTCAATACACGAACCCCACCTGCATAAATCAAATACTTATTGTTGCCGTTCTTATTCAATACCACTCCTGTTCTTGCGTTAAATAGTGCTGGCTGTGATGCGTTAAGCATTGCCACATAGCCAACTGATGTAAAAAAATCCCCTACCCTTACACCAACCTGCAATTCCATTCCCAATCTTCCATTGGTAAGAGTAGGGGCTAACTCCACAAATTGACCATAAGAACTAACTGATAAAACCAACCCAACCACAAAGGCTTTAAATTTTCTTTTCTCTTGCTGATACTTTTTAAACTCCTGTTGAGGTTGAATAACGCCTTTATAGAAGCACCAAATAAAGATAACAATTATTATCGTGGCAATGCCAAATATTCCTGTAATCATTCTTCCCCCCTTTCTTTTTGGTTAACGCCTACTCTGTCCAGTAAGTACATAAAATTATCATTCAGCCCGTCCATTACCCTTTCGTGTACGGCTTTGTTTACTTCTTCTAAAATGTCAAGGATTGCAGTAGGGCGAAGCTGTAACATAATTTCAGGGGTTAAAGAAACGTATTCGATAAAATACTTTTCCTCTTGAAATTGGTAATCCACGATAACGGTAGGTTCTAAAACGAAGTTCCAGTTGCGGAAATGTGAGCGTGAGATAATTAGCTCAAATTGTTCATGTTTCATTTGTTTAGGTTTTAAGTTTAAGTTTTAATGACATAGCAAATATAAAGCACATTTTTTAATTGTGCAATACTTTTTCAATATTTTTTTTATTTTATTATTTCAGAAATATTTGAAAGTTGATAAATTATGCTTATATTTGACTTCGTGGATAGTTTAACACGCTTTGAACTATGTAATATAGCTGCTGAAATCATCAGTAAGGAGTTCAACACTCCTAAATTTACAGAACAAGGCGAAAGTAAAGACTATGACAGGTCAAGATACCTTTACACATGGTTTTGCTTTAACGACTTAAACGCACCACAAAGACTTATAAGACATACAATGCCTTGCCACAAATACCCTAAAACGGTGTATCAGGTAATCAGGCGAATGTATCTAAGAAGAAAAGACCAAGATTTAAAAACAGATTTAGCATACATTAAAAGCCGTTTCAACGTGGAAATGCAAAAGTTTGAAAGTCAAGATATTAAACCACGAAAAGATGGGAAACAGTTAAAAATATTTGCATGAGGCCGCCAATGTACAATACACCCGAAGAACTGGAAGCAGCTATTCAAGATTACTTTGAAAACGGGATAAAGGAAAGAACCGTAATCATAGGCAAAGCACCCAATCAACAAGCCGTTACATTACCCGTTCCAACTATCACAGGGCTTGTGCTTCACTTAGGATTTGAAAGCCGTCAATCCTTTTACGACTACGAAGCAAAGGAAGGGTTTACTTACACTATTAAAAAAGCAAGAACTTTAATCGAAAAGGAATACGAAGAAATGCTGCAAACAGCTATGAGTCCAACAGGTGCAATCTTCGCATTAAAGAACTTAGGATGGTCGGACAAACAAACAATAGAGCATGAAGGCAGTCAGGACAAGCCCGTAATATTCAAACTGGATGAACGTTTCAGAACCAAAGGAAATTAACACAACCCCTGTATTTCAATCCAATTACGCAGCCTATTTAGACGGCTGTTCAATCATTTGTAACGAAGGAGGAAGTCGAAGCGGTAAAACCTACTCAATCATCCAACTACTTTGCGGACTTGCTAAATCAACTCCAAACACACGTATTTCAATAGTATCTCACTCTTTACCACACATTAAACGGGGTGCATATCGTGATTTTAAACTAATAATGGAAGATTGCGGATGGTGGAACGATAATAATTTCAGATACACTGACTTTGTTTATGAGTTTACCAACGGTTCTTATATTGAGTTATTTGGTTTAGAAGATGAAGGCAAGGCAAGAGGGCCTGCAAGGGATATTCTTTTTGTAAACGAAGCAAACCTAATATCTAAACTGTTATTTGACCAGTTAGCCATGCGTACCACAGGAACTATTTTCATGGACTGGAATCCAGCCGAATTTAATTCATGGGTGTATGACATAGCCGACAATCCAAAGAATAAGAAAATACATTCTACTTACTTAGACAACATACATAACCTCTCCCTTGTTCAGGTTGAATACATTGAATCCTACAAAGAATTACCCGATGATTTCATGTGGAAGGTGTACGGGTTAGGTGAACGTGGTGCAAGTAAAGAATTAATTTACACCGCTTGGAAGATAGTAAAAGAACTGCCAAACAAAGGACAAATCTTTTACGGTTTGGACTTTGGTTATACTGCACCCACTGCGTTAGTAAAAGTTGAATATTACGAAGGTGCAATCTATGTTGAGGAAATGCTGTATCAAAGCAAGTTGACAGTAAGCGACTTAGTAAACAAGTTAAAGGTGTTAAATTTGTCGAGGAGTGATGAATTGTTTTGTGATTCAGCAGAACCAAAAACAATAGAGGAATTAACAAGATGCGGTTTTAACGCAAAGCCAAGTGAAAAAGATGTGTGGGGCGGTATTATGAAATTAAAGTCTTATCCTTTATTTGTTACTCACAACAGCGAAAACATTAAAAGAGAATTGCAATCATACAAGTGGAAAACAGACAAAGACGGGAATATAGCAGCAGATGAAGCACCCGTTAAAGAAAATGACCACAGTTTAGATGCTTTAAGATACGCTGTGTTTACGAAATTAACAACTAAAAGCCCTACATGGGTAGCAATGTAAATGAGTTGGTTCACTAATTTATTCAGGAAGAAAGGCATGACATTTCAAGGGGTGCAGATAGGTGCAGCCCCTACTTATTTTAAATGGGATAAGAACAGTGATGCTTTTGTAAATAATGACACTGTTTTTACAGTCGTTAAGAAGATAGCAAGAAAAGCGGCTGGTGTTCCGATGTATGTTTACAAACAGAAAGGCGAAAAGTTTAAAGCCTATTGGTACACACCCAACTTAAAAAAGATGCTGCTGGACAAAATAAAGTCAGTAGATGAAGTAATTGAAGATAGCGACTTCGCTAAATTGATAATGCGACCAAACCCCGTACAAGGGGCTGATTCATTTTGGGAAGGTGTGTTTGCTTTTTACGTTTTAAGAGGCGAATGTTTTATATGGCTTAATCGTGGCGGCTTTGAGAAAGGTCGGGTGTTGGAAATGTATATTATCCCACCCGACAAAATAGAGTTAGTTCCTGACCCGCAGGATTTGTACGGCATTTTAGGTTACATATTCGATGCTAACGGAACACAAATATCAATCCCTAAAGAAGACGTAATTCATTGGAAAACATTCAACCCAGAATTTGATGCTTACGAAAGAACGCACATGAGAGGGTTTGACCCGTTAAGCCCACTTAAAAGAAGGTTACAACAGGATAACGATGCAATGGAAGCGGCTGTGGCTATGTTTCAAAACGGAGGCGCAAAGGGTGTTCTTTATAACGAAACATACACCGACTTAACCCCTGAACAAGCTACGCAAATAAAAGGGGTTATTGACAGGAAGATTAACAATAAGGATATGAAAGCTGCTGTGGCTTCCTTACAGGGCAAATGGGGTTATTTAGACATTGGAAAGGACAGCGTAGATATGGAGTTATTAAAGAGCCAGCAAGTAACCTTAGAACGTATATCCTTAGCTTTAGGAATAGACCCTGACGTATTAATACCAGGTCAAAGTTTTAGCAACAAAGAGTGGGCGCAAAAGAAATTCGTAACGGATTTAGTGATGCCGATGTGTAACTCATTAAGGGATGAATTAAACAGAGTTTTAGCACCTTCATTTAAAAACGGTGTGGTTGATTTTGACTTTAGTTCGATTCCTGAATTACAAGAGGACTTGAGTAAGATGTGGACTGTATGGAGTGGTATGTTTGACCGTGGGGCTATCAATGCAAAAGAATTGAGAATGCTTACAGGATTTGAGGAAAGCGGAAAGGCAGAACATGAGCAGTTTCTTATTACTGGCAATTACGGACTATTGGAAGATGTAAACGCACCCATTGAGCAAGATGTACAACCAACAAAGGATTATTTGGACGAGTTATAACGGGTTTGAACTGATGGAAGTTCATTTGCCCATGACCTTAGTAGCGAATTTAGATGCTATGGTTTTCTATCAAATGTGTGTTATTCATTTAGAGAATGGAAATTAAGAAACTTACCGACATGATAAGTAAACGGGTTTACCCCGAAACAGAGAAAGAAAAGAACTGCATTAATGAGTTTGGTAAGATGATAATAAAAAGAGGCAAGTTAAGCAAACAACTAATTGAAGTGATAAATGAATGCAAGAGAAAGGAGGATATACTGGAACAGGGAAAGGAAC